AGACCTTTTACAGCCTGATCAATCGCAGCCTGATTACCAGTTTTACGTGCTTCATATAGCTGTTGTTCCAGTCGAATGCGCTCATCACTGATGGTCTTATAATCAGCTTTGTGCTTTTCCTCCTGAGCTTTCAATTCAGTCAGTGTTTGCTGGGCTTTTTCAACCCGCTCCGCATTGGCTTCATCCTCAGTCTGACGAATCTCTCGAATCGCCTCCCTGGTAGCTGACTTGCTTTCAAGTGCCAGTCTGTTTGCCTCGGATGCATTCTTTTCGGCCTGCCTGAATAAAGCATCTGAGGCGTTTTGTGCTTGAGCAGACAGATCATCAAAACCTAGAAAATCTAATACTGAAGCACTAAGCGCATAAATACCGCCTGAAATAAACTGGATACCGGAAAGGAGTAGCTTCAAAGCAATATTTAGTCCGGTAGCACCATCAGAAACCACACCAAGTGCAATTTTAAAAATATTGAATAAGGTGGTTAGACCACTAACTTCCTCTTTACCATTCATGATTGCATTAAATAATGGAGAGATAGCATCCAAGGTAGACGTAAAAGCACTCCAAGCGGTTTCGGCGATCCCAGCCAAACTTGATATGACTGTTTTAATTGTATCGTAGACAGCAGATAAGGTACTTCTGATTGCTTCAAGAGTAGATGGATCGATTTCTGATAACTTGTCTTGAAACCATCCAACACCTTCAGCCACATCATCAAAGAATACTTTTAAAATTCCAAGATTATCAGCGATGATTGAGAGAGCATTTGCTACTGTCGCGCTCGATCCATTAGCCTGATCCATCTCACCAATCAGGATTTGCCACTGAGTAGATATCTTCTGCAAGGCATTGCTGATAGTAGTAGGAAATTGGTTGTAAGTTTCCTGGATCTGTGTGGCTTGGCTTTGGACAGCTTTAACAACTCTTTCAGAGGTAAGCTCCCCATTTTCAGCCATCTTGCGAAGTTCGCCGGTAGTGACTCCTAACCCTTTAGCTAATGCTTCAGCAAGACCATAGCCATTTTCCATGATGGAGTTGAATTCTTCACCACGAAGAACACCGCCTTGCATTGCTTGAATAAACTGAGTGATTGCTGCTTCACTTGCTTGTGCTGATCCACCACCAATCTGAATCGCTTGGGTCACTGTTTTAGTAAGGTCTAACGCTTGTTGCTGCGTCATCCCCATTTCTTTACCGACTGTATTCAATCGGGTAAATAAGCCTGCTGTAGCATCCAAACTTGAGTTTGTTGCTAATGCGACCTGATGAACGCCAGCCATGGCCGATGTAAAATCACCGCCTTCACGAGTGGCAATCTGAATTTGTACTGAAAGGTTTGTATAGGAATCTGCTGCCTGTGCAAGCTCACGGATACCTAGCCCAATGCCGACTGTAGCCATAGCACCAACAAGGGCATTTACTGCGAACTTCGCGCCGTCCATCCCCTTAGATAGGCCAGAAATACCAGAATTTGCCTTTTGAGCAGCAGGCTCAACACCATTTAATTCACTTTTAAGCTTTTCGATTTGCTGTTCGGTGATCTTGGTTACACGTTCTACTTCTTCAGCCGGCAATTTACTGTTAGCTTTAAAGTTTTCGAGCTTTCTGGTCAGATCGGCAATAGCATCATTAATCACGGACGGCGGTTTAATGCCTAATGCTTCATAAATTGCATGTCCGGCTTGCTTGGCACTACCGGATGCCTTATCTGTGCTTGTGGAAACGCCCTGCATTGCAGTGGTGGCTTTTACATTAAATTCGGAGAAGGCTGATTTAGTCAGATCTACTGCTTGCTCAAGACCTTTAACCTTGTCGCCAGCTGCCTTAATCTCATTAAGTGTTACAGCTTCACTGCTTTGCTCTAGTGCCGAAAATGCATTTCTTGCTGTCAGTAATTCACGCTCTAGGGCATTAATGCTATTGGTGCCAATGCTGCCAATACGTTCAATTTCTTTGGTACTGAGGCTTGCGCCGTCACCCATACTTTCAATTGCACGGGTGGCAGTCTGTGCTTCCCCTACTACGCCAGTTAGATCTACGGCGCTAAAACGTTGGACCTGGTTAATAGCTGATTGAGTGGCACCATCCACGCCTTTCATGGCATTGATCGCTACACCTTGGTAGTAGTTGAAGGCACTGGAGGCTTCGTTAATCGCATCTTGAATACTTAAAACGCGCTGCTTAGCAATCTCAATGTCTTGTAGGGTGCCATCAGTGCTTTGTAGACGAACCAACTCAGCCTGAGCGGCTTTCAGTGCCAAATTCAGTTCATTAAGCCCCTGCTCCCCAGCACTCGACATTGCACGGAGTTCACCAGCACTGATAGTCGATTTATCACCCAGAGATTCAATTTCTTTTGCGGCAGAGAAGAACTTATTGCCTAGCATTTCTGCTAGTTGAACAGCATCACCCGGAATTGCACTGCCGATTTCAAAACCAGCCTTATTGGCCTTGCTTGCTGTGTCTTGAAGCTCGCTACCCAATCCATCAACCTTGCCTGATGCCTCGGATGCCTGTATTTCTAATGTATTAGCTGCTTGGGCTACTTCCCCCAACTTTCCTTTAGCTTGGTCTGCCTTCTTTTGCAGATCATCCGGTACAATTTTACTGACTTCTCTTGATGTTTCTAATGAAGCAGTTTTAAGCCCATCGGCTTCCTTTTTTAAAAGCGATATAAATGAATCCCAATTGTCTTTAGATGCCTTAG